CTTACCTTGCTTCCTTGCGGCTCTATGGGGATCAGGCGGCTCACCTTGCGCTTCAAAAGCTGCATGACCGCTGAGCCGTTGGCCTTGTCTTCGACGTACACCGCATTGACTTCATACTCATATTCGTATTTTAGGATCATGTTGGCAATACCATTGCATGTCCCGATAACATCAAGATGGTCGCGGGTTTGGTCGATTAAATACTTCTCCACGCCCTTGCGTGCCCAGAGCTGGATTACGACGTAATCGCTGGTATCAAAGTCCTTGAAGGCACAGTCCACACTGATTATAAACTCTTCCAACGCATCTGGCAGAACCTTGTACGTCCTCCACCAGGAGGGGTCCACGATGTTACCGGAGGCGCTGCGTGGTCGTTGCTGAAATAGTGCTGCAAAGATAAAGGAGCCAACATCCTTGAGGACGCGCTTTAGGAAGGCGGCGTCTCCTTTGAAATCGGGCCAAAGGGCTTCCCCTATTCCCCTTGGATCATCCGGGTGAAGCTCGGAAAGATCCTCAACCAGAGCTGGAAAGTTTATGACCTCATAGCTGGTTGACTCAGCATCCTCAAGGCTTTGCTTGATGAGGCGTCCGGCAAGGTCGTCCTCGTGCCAGCGTGTGTGCATCACGACTACGTTGGCATTAAGGCTCAAACGGGTTTGGATGACAGAGTTGTACCAATCCATTACCTTCTGCCGCCTGTCGGGTGACATGGCCTCCTGCCAGTCCTTGAACGGGTCATCCACGATAAGCAGGGGGTTGGCGGTCCGGCCCGTCGTGCTGCCTCCCACCCCGACCGTGTAAAGATAGCCGCGTCGGCTGGTTTCACAGAAGATGCTGGACCTGGAGAAGCCGCGAGGCGCGAACGGGCGTATGAGCGTCTCAGGGAATATGGTGCGATAGATTTCCGATTCCATGATCGCCTGACAGTCCCGATTGAAGCTCCTTGCAAGGCTGGTCCCATAGCTGGCCAGTATTATTTTTCCGTGCGGAAAATGACCCAGAATCCAGGCCGGAAGGCACCTGCTGACGATCTGGGATTTCCCATACTGGGGAGGCAGCGTGATAATGATCCGCTGGCCTTTCTCGTACTTGAGGCGGGTCAGCCTGTTGCATACGATCTCATGATGAAAGTTGACCCTGAACTCAGGCATGACCTCCAGGATAAACTCCAGCAGATCCTCCCGCGCGTAGTGAATATCAAGCTGTTCAAGATCCTTTAGTAGCTCGTGATCCGCGAGTTCTGCGCTCATCCCTTGCAGCCTTTCTTTCCAAACGCTTGCGGACAGCCGACTCAAGGTCCTCCTTGCTCATGCTGCCTTCCATCTCAGTTTCGTCATCCTTAAGCAGTTCCTCATCCACGGGCAGGCCCTCACCTATGCCGAGGTAATGCCGGGCAAGGGTTTCAATAAGGCGAATATTCCCCGCCAAAGCCTTTTGATACATGATCCTGCGAAGTGAAATGATGCCCGTTCGGCGTTTTTCCTTGTATATGACGGAAAATTTCTCACCGTATTCAGCCTTGACCCTGGTTTGAATCGTCTTGGTATCGCAGCCGAAGAAGGACGCTATCTCAACCAGACTGCACTGCATGGAGCACAGCTTGTCAAAGTTCTTCCAATCGGCCTCAGTGATCGGGCCTCGAAGCTTCGGGCCTTGCGGGCCCTTGCGCTCTGCCATTGGATGTGTCTCCCCTGAGAAAAACGGGTTTGATGTTTCATTGTCTACCCCTAGAATACCCAAAAATGCAATGGAGGCACTCAATGGATATCAGGATAGACGCCGTGGCGGAACTCGTTGACATCGCACAGGTCAAGCCCTACGAGAAGAATCCCAAGAAGCATCCCCCTGGACAGATTGAGGCTTTGGCCAGTCGTATCAGAAAGGATGGCTTTGACCAGCCTATTGTGGTGGACGAGGACTTCATTATCCTCAAGGGCCACGGTCGGCGGCTGGCCGCGCTGCGCCTGGGCATGAAGCAGGTCCCCGTCATAATCAAGACGGGCTTGACAGAGGAGCACAAGACCGCCTGCCGGATCGCTGATAACAAGCTCGCGGAGGGCGAATGGGAAATCGACCTTCTCAAGGAGCAAATGAAGTCACTGCAGCTTGCGGAGTATGACCTGTCTGATATGGGCTTCAATGCCAAGGAGCTGGATGATTTCAAGCTGGATAACCCGCTGGACGATCCTGAGGAAGAGAACTTCCAGCGTGAGCCAGGGTCACTCGGGAGCAATCCGGTGATCTCCTATCAGATCATCTTTGACGATGAGGCCCAACAGCAACGCTGGTATGCGTTCATGAAGGGCCTTAAGCAGGAGTATCCGGACATGGAGACGGCGGCCCAGCGGCTGATCGAGTTCATTGATGCCAACTGGGGAGGCCCGGTCTGATGGTAAGGCGCAAGCAGTACATTGACACGGATGTCTACACGGAGGCGAAGAAGCGCACGCATCACATTTTCGAGACGTTTGACAGCGTCGTCGTGTGCTTCTCGGGCGGTAAGGATTCCCTCGCGGTGCTGCACCTCTGCAAGGAGGTCATGGAGGAACGAGGGATCACAAAGCAGCTCAATGTGATTTTCCGGGATGAGGAAGTCATTCCGATGAGCGTCATTGATCTGGTGGACCACTATAGGCAACAGCCCTGGATAAAAATGATCTGGTTCGCCGTCCCGCTGCGCAGTCAGAAGCATGTGCTCGGGGTCAACACGGAATACATCCAGTGGGACCCCAAGCGCCGATGGGTGAGGCCCAAACCTGAATGGGCTCACGTCCTGCCTGAGGGCGATAACCGGGTGTTTGACCAGTACAGCATGGATGAATACACGGCGGCCTTCTACAAGGGGAGGATCGCGCTCCTTACGGGCGTGCGTGCAGCGGAGAGCATTATTCGGTTTCGCGCGTGCGTGAACAAGCTGAATGAGAACTACATAACGATGCCTCCCAAGATGGGCCCAGGCCATAACCCTCCTAAAAACGTGCGCCTCTGCAAGCCGATCTTTGACTGGCAGGAGGACGACATTTTCCGGTACTTCTATGAAAAGGGCATCACGTATTCACCGCTCTACGATATGCAGCTCATGGCGAAGCAGGGTCTGCGTGTATCGACTCCCTTGCATGCTGAGAGCGCCAAGCAGTTTCACAAGATCAAGGCGGTTGACCCGGTGTTTTATCAGCAGGTCGTGAATATCTGGCCTGAGATGCTGGTTCATGAACGCTATTATCATGAGCTGGACAAGGAAGGGATGAAGCGGCGTTACGGGGGAAGCCTTGAAAGCGTGCGGGCCTGGATTGACGAGTTTATCAAGGACCCGAGTGAGCACAAGAAGGCTATCCTGAAGTTTGAAAGCGTGGCCAGCCGTGCCCGCAAGATGCCTGACAGTTACCCGCCGTCCTATATCCTTACGCAGTTCATGAACGGCGCTTATAAACGTGAAATCATTCCCATGGGGACCCGCTGATGTTTCCAAACGAACCGATCTGTAATATCAAATGGGTCCACGTCTCGGACCTGCAGGCGAACAACTACAATCCCAACGTGGTGTTCACGTCAGAGCTTAAGCTTCTGGAGTACAGCATTCTTCAGAACGGCTGGATCCAACCCGTGCTCTGTAACCCCAACGGCATTATCATTGACGGCTTTCACCGCTGGTCACTGGCCCAGGAGAGCAAGCCAATCAATGACAAGTACGGCGGGCGCGTGCCGTGCGTTGAACTCAACATCAATGATGCGGAGGCCATGCTGTTGACGATCAGGATCAATCGGGCGAAGGGCTCCCATGTTGCAATCCGGATGTCCGCTATCGTGCAGAAGCTCATTGATGACTACGGCATGACACCTTCCCATGTTGCCACCAGCATAGGCGCGGAGAAGGCTGAGATTGACCTTCTCTATGCGGGCAATGTGTTCAAGCAGAAGAACATTGACGCCTATCGCTACAGCAAGGCGTGGTATCCAGTGGAGGATAAAAATGCCAAGGAGGAATATTGATCCGCTGGCACTGGCCACGCTGGAGATCAAGGAGGAACCGTATGAAGTTGTCGCTCCGTTTTCGAGTCGTGCTGCCAAGGCCCGCGTCCATGCGAAGCCCTCCGCGGACACCTCATGGTATGTCGCTCGCCTCCACGGCAAGATCGTTGGCTTCAAGGGGATCATGTGGAAGCGTAACGGGACGGCCCGATTCAAGGGGTTCTACGTCTTCGAGGAATATCAGGGCATGGGTATCGGCGAAAGGATCATTGAGTATGTTGAGGCACAAGTCGAGGCTCGCGGCTGCTCGATGGTTGAGAATTTCACTTACAATCGGCCGAGGTTCGAGAAGCGCGGGTATCGTTACACCCGCTCGCTGCCGAATGGAGCGGCGGTGATGATCAAGGTTTTCTGATAAAATCCCCCCTGTACGACGTTTTTGTTTTGGTTGGTTTGTCTTTAGGGCGCGGGTTTCGTTGCCTTTATCCCGCGCCTGTTTCCCCCTCAGAACATGCCTTTGACGGCCACGTTGCGGCCATGCTGCTCCATGACTTCCAGCACCAGAAGCATGGGGATATCACCTTGAACGGCGGGCTGGCTGATGGCATTGCCACGCAGAAAGCGGGCGGTGAACAGCGGCCAGTTCTTTCCTATGGGCTCATAGCGGAAGCCTTGCGCCACGGCCCTTTTATACTCCAGCCACCGCTCCGGAGCGCGGAAGCGGCAATGCACCATCATGTGACAAATGTAGCAGAGATGGTACTGCCCTATGTGATCCCCATACGGCGCTGAATAGTCCTCGCTGTGAAACATGATGGGCCCTTCCGTCTGGCTGCACGCATGACAGGTCGTGGGTTCCGGGCGCTTCTGGGTCTTGAGCCAATTGAAAGCGTCCTGGCGTTGCTGCGGAGAAAATCCGTTGTATGAGTTCATCCTTGAACCTCCTTCATGGGTGTGTTTTTGCGCCTTGCATGGCAATTGTTTTAGCGCGTCAAGCCGGACGCTGCAAGCAATATTTGGTAATCATTACGATAACTTGGACCCTATTTTTTTTGCAATTCGGGCTAAAGATTCTGACTGAAATGCCGTTAAGGTTAATGTGAGGCCGATGTGGCCCACGACAAACAACCAAAGGAGACATCCATGAAAAAGACAACCGCCAAACAAAAACGCGCTGAAGCCAAGATCCTTGCTGCCAATGTAAGCCAAGCCGCTGCTGACCAGCACCTGAAAGCTGCAGAAACGCCCGCTGAGGCCCCTGCTGAAACCGTGGCACCTGCACCGGCACCGGCCCAGCCTGAGGCAAAGAAGGCCAAGGAGCCCAAGCCTGAAAAGGTTTTTGTTGATACCCGCCTTGATATGGTGCGCACGCTGCAGACCGGGATCACCGAGCAGGTGGTCAAAGGCACCTGGAACCTTAAGACGATGAACAAGGAGAGCCGCGACAAGGCGATTGCAGCCGCGAAAATTCTCTGGAAGAACCACGGCTCTGACATTGCCCTGCAGTACCTGAACGCCAAGGTTGACTTGACGGACAAGCTGATTGCGGAAGAAATTGCCCAGCTCTTTATGAATCCTGAGGCCCTTTACAAGCCTTACGAGGACGGCTTTGGCCCGGTGCAGATTGTGCGCCTGCTGATGCGTGAGCTGGATGTTGTACTGGCCCGAGTGCCTGAGAAAGCCACCGAGGCGGCTCAGGCCTGAACCCACTACGCCCGCAAGGGCGACTCCAACTGACGGGCCAGGGGTTTGACTCCCGGCCTGTTTTTTTTACGGAAGGACAAGGGTTTGACGTGCGAGAATGGAAGTCCGTGAACCCGTACATGATGTACGTGGGACAGGATGTCTCTAAACGCCGATGGCTGACCCCTTTTGCATGAGTTCGGCCATCGGCCTCCTATGCAGTAAACCTGCATAACGCCCTTCCTGATTGAATTCTTCATTTGAAAAATACCCACGCCAGAGCCGTTTGATCTATAAATGTAGCGTTTCAAACGCACAATCAACGCTTGCCTTCTGCATACCGAGCGGGCAACTTGCGCTTTTGCCCAAGCGGGCTGACATAACCGGAGGCAAGCATGCTCAGGAAGACCTATCTTCTGGTTGCAGACCAGAACCGTGAAACCCATTACCCCGTGCTGATACTTGAGCTGGATTGGCATGACCTCGTGCAGTCGGATCCCGATTTTGCCTCGAGCATTTCCGGGCCGGTGGCCTACTCCGATCCGCGGATCAAGGAGGTCATGATACTGGTTTATGTTCCGCGCGGGCACACGGGAACGAAGCGTCGAATCATTGGCATCATGCAGGAGCTGGACGTTGACGGGATGAAGAACCTTGTGAGGATGCAGCTTGCCGACCTTGGCATCAAGGCGACGTTCCACACGGAGGAAGAGTTCAAAAAGGTCGTGCCGTTCAACGCGCACGATCGTGAAATACTGACCCGACTTCGGGCCAAAGGCAAACCACTGGAATAAGGATTCAAGAACAAATGGCATCAATGATTCAAGCCAAAGTCATGGCCCGCATAGCGCATTACCTGCAGTCCTCACCGATCACCGGCGCTCACGATTGGGCGATAGGCCCGACGCTGGATGCCGTAACCTTTGAGTACGATCACGCAGTGAAGGTTCAATTGCTTGCCCAGAACCGGACGACCGGGCACTTTGAGTACGCTGTTGACTACTACTATCGCCAGACCCAACAGGAACGCATGGCAGTCTTCGCTGAGAACCGGGTTGAGGTCGTGATCCTGGTTGAAGTCAGTTGCAAAAGGGTATCCGCCTTCATGCTCAATGAAGCCAACGGCAAGTATCAGTCATGCACGGTGCTGCAAGGCGTTGCTGAGATCGTGGCGGAAGCCTGATAGGATGAGGGCTCAACACAACCATGGAGGGAATGACCATGTTCACAGAGGAAGCGTTTCAGGAACGCATGGGAGAGCTCACGGCGGCGATGTACCCGGCTGAGGAATTGGAGGCTGTTCGGGCGGCGGTTTATCCGCCTCAACAGAGCCGCCTGCTTTACCTTTACATGAAGGACGTTCAGAAGCGGCGTCCGCGCGGGACCCCGGAGGACAATCCGATCGTGATACCTGTGCTGATCTGGGAGAAGTTTTTCCCGGCGTGGCGTGACAAGGCACTGAACCCAAACCTTCAGACCTTCTCCTTTGAGAATCCCCCGCCTGTTGAGCCCTGATATCCCTGCAGGTCCTCCCGCACAGGCGTTTCACGGAATCAGAACTGACGATTTTGACTCAAGTTTTTCCGTGAAATGCCGTTAAGTGATGTATGAGGCGGCGATGGAGCCGCCCACAAACGGAGGAACAAACAATGGGTGCAGTTAACTTTACGAAGCTTACAGTGGGCCAGTACAAGGACGCAGCGGAAGCCTACAACACGCTGGTTGCTGAAGCCAAACACACCTACGGCCATGACGGCTACAACGGAACGATCTCCACCACGGACGGCTTTTATAACCTGACAGCGGAAGCGCCAGCCTTTGGAAGCAAGGCCTGGGACGCATGGGTTGAGCAGCTTTTTGCCAGCGAGAAATACATCCAGAAATGGGGAACCTGTGTATGCGTGCAAATCACCGGAGCCGCCCTCAAGAAGCTGAAAGCTGAGGCTGGCATTAAGCCCGGTGAGCGCGGAAACCGGGCCTTTGTTTTTATTGGCATCGCAGCGGAGTAATGAACATGACCCACGCAGAAATTTACGAAGCTTATTTGACTGAAAAGGCCGCGCGTGAAAAGGCTGGCTTTGATATGCCTGGAGCGCGGGCCATTGAGGACACGGCCTACATGCTGGACCTGAGTATAAAGGAGGTCTGCGTAGCGATCTCCGTGTGTGAGAAGGAGGCTGGCAAGTGAACAAGCCGAGCTATTACATCCTGGTCTTTGGCCGCATCGTGCGGCTTACCTATGGCAAGCACATGAGTCTCCGGGAGGCCATCCGTGAACAGTACGGGCCGCCTGTTGAGTGCGTGTTCGCAACGGCCACGAATCAAAAGGACGCCTTGAAAATCGCTGGCGGTGAGCTTGATGCTGAATGGTGTGAAGTCTACCGCGATGAGAACCGGAAATGGGCCAAGCGCAGGACGAAAAGACCTCAAGTTTTCGGCTGAAATACCGTTAAGAGAACTATGAGCGCGATGCAGCGCCAGTAACGGAGTGAACATGAACGCCCACACAAAAAACCTGCTGACCCTTTGCTTTGGCCCGGAAGGATACCCTGACGCCGCCCTGCTTAACCAAGCGCCTGACTATGAGGAACTGCAGGCCGTTGTGGAAACCGGCGACCTTGCCAGCCTGCGGGAGTTTTTGAAGGGCTACGAGGGCATGATAAGCCGCGACGCGGACGCCTGCGAAGGCCAGCTTGAGGA